AGAATATGGCGCGTCGATTGAATCGACCAATACGGACAATACGGAAGACGTGGTGAACTCATGACCTGCTCTGAATGCGGCGGCACTGGAAGCATAACGCTCCTGACTTCAACGAAGCCGTGCAGCAAGTGCGCGAACGTGCTGACGGAGAATAAGACGGAGTTTGGCGGGATAGACTTTGGGCAGTTTGAGTTCTCTACCGCCAAGTTGGAGTCGGTTCGGGAAGAGACACTGAATTTGGTCGGGCTAAGCGATCTTGAGCCGATTCGGATTCACGAGTCTGGGAAGCCGTTCGATCTGCCGGAAACAATGACTGCGGAGATTGCTCGCCAGCAAATTCAATCGAATAGTTCGCTGGCAATGGCGGAACTTGCGGCGGTGGCAACTGTGGAGCAAGCCGAAGCGTTCCGAGTTAAGTGGCTGGGAGTCAACGGCGAATACCGAAAGATGCTCAAGCTGTTTGGGAATACCGTCAATGAAGAGAGGGCGCGGATAAGCGGGCTGCTGCTGGGGTTCAGCGATCATATTGAACATGAATGGCATAAGGTCAAAGAGCGAGTGTTACGACATGAGGCCGCAACTCCATTCATAACACCGCGAACCATGACCGCCGATGAAGTAAAGGCATTCACCAAAGCGATGGAATCCTGTCGTGGGAAATTGGTCGTACTCCCCGATGCAGACAACCGGCATGGGCCGGATCGCAATAAGGTCATGTCGGCGTTTGTGGCGTGGAGTCGGTCAATCAATCATGACGTTCTCTCTCGTTTCATGACGGATAAGATCGGTGAGTTGGGGGAAATGCTGTACGACGCGACTTCAAGCACCACTCCCACGGAGTCAAAATGAACCGTCGCAACTTCCTCCAAGCCACCGGCGCGATGATCGTGGGCATAGCCCTTGCGCCATTCGCGCCGAAGCCGAAGGTGATCGGCAAGGTTTACGGCGGCGTCTACTTCCGCTCCGATGGCGTGAAGGTCTACACCGGGGCGCACTACGACCGGATCGACGTGATGCCGGGGGACCGGGTGGTACTTGCTTCGACAGTGGAGACGGTTGGAGAACTGAATGTACTCGGCGGATGGCTGATGGCGACCGAGAATGATCGCCCTACCCAATGCAAGATTGGCACCGTCAACATTGTCTCGGGACGGGTGGGGTTCGTGCCTTCCGAAACGAGATTCTGTGTCGATTTCACCCAAGACGGATGTATCAGAACGCACAAGGTTGAAGGGAGCGTCAGGGGGTATATCGGCAGTCTCAATCTCATGCCCGAAAGTGCGTGCTATCAGTCGATGCCGATAAAGATCGATCTAGGAAGTTCACGGGAATCCGTGACCGTTTACAACCCCACCGTGTTTGGGCGCAACATCAGTCGCCGAACCGCTAAGATGCTTCACAACGCCTCCCTCGATGCTCTTTCTTGACCGACACCGCCGACCAAGAAAAATCCGACCGCGATAAGTGGCTGCTCCTGCTGTTGCTGATTTCAGCGGCAGACATTGAAGCCGCCAAGCAACTATGGCTCGACCATGCGCCACGGGGTTTTCGTGGACTGTTGACCGGGGAAGGGTTCACCTACGACTCGCAAAGGCTCGTCTATGTCACGGATACTGGCCGTGACGTATCGGACAGGGACATCAAGCGAATATCGATCCTGCTGGCCGTCGCGATCGCGCACGAGCTTCAACGGCAGGCGGCATACGTCGCGGACGGTTCGATCCCGATTGCCGATTGGCAGCAACAGGCGGCGGAGACGATCAAAGACCTGTTCATCGTTCAAGGGGCGTTGGCCGCGGGTGGTTTCGATCAACTGACGCCGGAAGTTCTGGCGGTCATTATGGGCAACGCCGATGCTGGAACGGGGCTGGCCTTTTCGCTGGACAGGCTTCGGTTGTTCGGGTTGGCAATAGCGGATAAGGCACCGCGGGCCGACACGCCGGATGCGATCACGCTCAGGGCATCTCTTTACGCCGAAACGTCCAATGCCATCTATGAAGCGACCCGCCGATTCGTTGCCATGAACGCGAAGGACGATCAGGGACGCCCGCTATTTTTATTCGAGCAAAATGTACTGGGAGACCCGCCAACCGCGCATTGCCAGGAGTGTCCGGATCTTACGGCGCTGGGATGGGTTCCCATCGGCACACTTCCACCGCCGGGCAGTCGCCAGTGTGCGATGAACTGTTACTGCTCGATCGAATACTCGCTGACCGGCGATCTGTCAGAAGGAACGGCGGTTTCGACGCTGGCCTACGACCATCGGGACGCGATCATCGCGCAGTTACAGAAGTTGCTACATCACTCGATGGATGTCACGAAATCGGTTGGCCATCACGCGACCCACGTAGCGCCTGTCACCAATGTTCACGTTGAACCATCGAAGCCGGTGACGCGCACGGTTTCGGGCCGGGATGAGAAGGGCCGCATCACCGAAGTCCGCGAAACAGTTCAGGAATAATCTATGGCACTCAACCCACAACTTTCCGACGCCGCCGCTAACGCCGCTGGCGATGCCGTCTGTGTACTTCTCAACACTGGTTTTTTACGCCTATACGACGGCACCCAAGCCGCGAACGCCAACACGGCCATCGGCGCACAGAACCTTCTCTCGACGCTCAGGTTTGGAGCTACGGCTTTCGGCGCGTCCGTCGCTGGTGTGGCGACTGCCAACGCGATTACTTCCGACAACGCCGCGGCACTGACCGGAACGGCTTCATGGTTCCGGGCGCTCAAGAGCGACGGGACTTCGGTGGTGTTTGATGGATCGGTAGGAACGTCTGGGGCAAATCTCAACCTGAACTCGGTCGCGATTCAGGCTAACGCGCAGGTGTCTGTGACGAGCTTCACCCTGACATTGCCAGAGGCATAGCCCAATGCTCATCCTCAACAGCACGACCGACTTGCTCCAGATCGTCACGTCGGCTGCGACGGCGGTGGACGTGCATTCCTCATGGGTGGATTACACCGCGCCCTCAACGCAAGCTCCCGACAGAAAAAACACGGCAATCACCACCGCCACGACGACTACGATCGTCGGATCGCCGACTATCGGCGTGCAGCGAAACGTCAAGACGGTCAACGTCCGCAACAAGAGCGCGACCACGAGCAATACCGTGACGGTGACGGACGTTGACGCGACTAACACGGTCACGGCAGAACTCTTCTCCGCCACGCTCTATGCCGGCGAAGAACTCGTGTACGTCGAGGGCCAGGGCTTTCGGATCTACGATGCGGCCGGCAACGCCAAGCAGGGCGCCGTCTCGATCAACCCGCGGGTGAACGATTTCCGCCTCACCGGCGTTACGGCCACGCCGGTGATGATTGCCAATTCGACCACCCTTTCCACACTATATCTCACACCATTTCATGGCAATAACATCTCTCTATATGATGGCACCAATTGGCAGTTAGTATCGTCAGTTGAAGTATCGATCGCGGTGACAGGTCGCACTACCGACCTTCCATTCGATATTTTTGCGTACAGCAATGCCGGTGTGGTCACCTTGGAATTGCTCGACTGGACTTCCTCCACAGCCCGCGCAACCGATTTAACACGGGTCAATGGCGTGTGGACCAAGAGCAGTGATTCCAGTCGTCGCTATGTCGGCTCCGTACGTGCGCGGTCTGCAACAACGTTCCATTGGGTAATGACGGGCACTGACCTTCCATGTAAATTCGATCTGTTCAATGCAGACAACCGGGTAGAATTCAACTTTGCATTGAATGCTGTCAGCCCTGCCACATGGGCTTACACTGTCGCCACAATCCGACAAGCACAGGCATCCGCCAATTATCAGGTGGATATCATGGTTGGGCTACAGGAAGAGTGCTTCGGGGCCATTCTCACCGTCAATTCCGCCAACAGCACGATCTCGATCGGCCGTGCCGTGGGCATCGGCTTCGACAGCACCAGTACCTTTTCCAGCGACAGCAATACCAGCGCGATCAACACCGTCGCCTCGATCATGTCCCGGCAGGATGCGTCGATCTCGGACCAGCCAGCGATCGGCAGGCACATTTATTCCTGGAATGAATCCAGTGTGGCGACCGGCACCTGCACCTTTACGGGCACGAGCGCCATCGCCGGGTTTCACCTCCAATCGGGGATGACCGGGGACTGGACGTGTTAGCATGTCCAAATCCTTGTTCGATTCCGATCTGAGCCAGTTCGGGCTTTTCGACCCCGATCTCTCTCCGCTCGGGCTATTCGACCGGGATTTCGCGGGTGATGCCCCCGCCGTATCGGCAATCACCGGCACGGCGACGATGGCTCTGGCGGCGGTCCAGCAGAGCGCAAGCGGGAAACTGATCTTCACCGGCACGGCGTCCGCGTCGTTTCAGGTACCGGCTGTTTCCGCGGCCGGCACGCTGGTCTTCACCGGATCGGCGGCGCAGGGTTTCAAAGTAGCAGCCCAATCGGCGGCGGGGTCGCTGGTTTTCACCGGGACCGGAACCGAGGCGTTCAAGGTCGCCGGACTCAGCGCAAACGGCAAGCTTGTTTTCACGGGGACCGCAACGGAATCGTTCCACGTTGCGGGGCTATCTGGATCTGGCAGTATCGTATTTACGGGGACGGCTACAGAAGCGTTCCATGTCGCTGCATTCTCTGGAAGCGGAAAACTCACCTTCTCGGGATCGGGCACAGAAGCATTTCGGGTTGCCGCCACTTCCGCTTCCGGCACAACGGGTCCGGCGGGGTCAGTTTCGGGGAGTGGAAGCCAATCGTTCGCAGTCGCTTCCCTGGCGGCAACAGGAACGGTGGTCCCCGGCCGTCGTACACCGCCTGCTGCTGGATCATCCGGCGGCGGTGGCGGCGGTGGTCGAGGCGGTGGCGGATCGGTCACATTCCGATACCTTCCGCAACCGCGAATTCAAAGGGTCGATGGGGTTGGGCGAGTACGAGCACGAGCGCCATCCATTTCGGGTCGTGCGTCCGTACGACCGGGTGACATTGCCGGGCCTGTCATTATAAGGGTTGGCATACCGTCACTGTCTGGTATCGGTGAAGCCGAGGATGTGGCAGCTATAATTGAAGAAGAGGAAGAAGAGTTGATGATGGCGATGATGTGATGGTAATAATCATTTGTAACCGAGGACCACGATGACCGAATCAGATAAACGACGCTGCAAGATACTTCACATCCAAGCTGACTCGATCATCACGTTGCTTGGCGCGTGGGCTCATTGCGATTTCATGCAACTGCCCGTCCTGTCAGGAATCCCAAAAGGATACGAAGTCATGCGGGTGCAATATGACTTCGGAAGGGACGCAATAGCGGTTCTGATTCGCCACCCGAGTTTCGAGGCGACTGAACCCGGATGTATATTCCCGATCATCGACGGTGGCCCGATCAAGCTCGTGAACATGCGAGAGATGACCGTGGATGAGAAAGCTAAGGCGGCGGCAATCCCGATCGAGGAGCGACGTAAGAAGTCGTGGGAGTTCCTGGGCGCGCCACTCTAAACCGCAATGGCAATCTCAAAAGAAGCATTGCAAGCCATCCTTAAAGAACTTCCCGAGCCGCAACGCGTCGGAGCGATGAAGCGGATTCTGTTGGCAGACAGTGTTGGATGGACGCATATCGGTGTGTGGACGTGGTTCATCACAAGGCGCGATGAGGCCGATATCTGCGGTATCAATCCGAAAGGCCGCTTCGATTTTGTATACTGGCAGGAAGTCGCACGCGAGCGCATCTAAACGCCGCTCTTGAGTAAGAACACTTGAACCCAATTTACGGTCTATCATTAATCGCTGACGGAGAAGGCGGATTCGTCGGGCAAAAAGGCTATGGCGGCAGCACCTTCAACATGCCGATGGGCGGTGTGTTCACCGATTCCTTCCAGAGAAATCGCGCCCCCAATTCACGACAACTCATCGCCGAACTGGTTGGAATCGCGTTCTCCTGCGCCTGCTTGAATGCCAATCTCATCGCCAGCCTGACGCCGCGGCTGTACATGAAGACGCGGCGGGGACAAGCCAAAACCCGGTACGTTCAGGCTTATGAGCGGAACAAGGGATACTCCCCGACGACCCCAGTTTCCGCCAAGCAACTGACCTACCTGTCACAGCATTCACGCGGAGTCCGAAACAAAGGGGTTGCGACGATCCCCGGCTACGCGCTGGCCAGCGACACGATGGTGGAAGAGGTGGTCGATCATCCGCTGTTGGACCTGCTGAACGAACCTGAAACTACGACCGATGACCTGGGCCTTTCCGGCTTCGATCATCGCTGGGCAACACAGCTCTACATGGAAGGGATCGGACGGTCCTACTGGCTGATCGAGCGACAGAACCTTTCTGATGGGAGCAGCGTTCCAAAGCACCTGTGGTTGTTGCAAGGCCAGTACATCAGCGAAGTGAAAGATGAAAAGGGGATCAAGTTCCTGTCCCACTATGAATACGCTGGGAAGAAGTACGGTCCTGAAGACATCATCAAGCTTCACATTCCTGATCTGGCCCACCTCCGCACCGGCGGGTTCTCGCCCACGATGGCGGCGTATGAGAAGTTGCAACTCGTGCGCAAGGGTGATGCTCAGATCGGGTCCATCCTCGACAACATGGGATTCCCCGGCCTGATCGCCACTGCCAAGCAATCGGAAATGGGCGCATCATTCGGTCCTGCTGAAGCCAAGCGGATGCAGTCGGCGCTCAACGGCTTGCTCAAACAAGGTGGCTACGGTGGGACGGTGGTGTTGCCGGAAGCCCTCGAACTGATCTTCCCGCACTGGAAGCCGAATGAGACTTTGACGCTGGAAAGGTATCAGCAATATAAGACGGACATTTTAAACAATTATGACATTCCGTCATCGGTTCTTGAACGGAATGACGCGAATCTGGCCAGCGCCAAAACCGGCGACTACGCACACGCCAAGTATGCCGGTGTTCCCCGCGCCACCCGGTATGAGTGGGCGATCAACTCTCGATTGGTTCCGCTGTACGACAATGACAAGCGGTTTTTTGTAGCCTTCGACAACGTCATTCCCGACGATGAACTGTTCGCGTTTGAGCAGGTGAAAACGGCTGGCCAGATGGGCGCGTTCGAAGTCAATGAGATTCGCCAAGCCGCTGGCTTCCCTGATCTCGAAGGTGATCTTGGCAAGAGCCGGTACATCAACGGAAATCTCATCGGAGATGATGGCGTGCCGATCATGGCGGTGCAGCAGGGACCGTCGCCGGGAACCACCAACAACCCGCCGCCCGGCGATGCCGAGAAGAAGTATTTCATCCTCAACGCCGAACTTGATGCGCGGCTCCGTCGTCTCGAATCCCAATCCGCCGTCTCCCCGGTCTCCGTGTCGATTCCATCAGCCCCCGAAAGCGTTGAAGGTGAAGTGGTTGGGCACCTGTCCAAGACGGTTCTGGAACTGGTGCGGACGGTGGAGAAGATTGCCAAGAAGCCGCGAGCGGCATTGCCTGCGCCTGAGCCAGTGATTGAAGTGCCGCCAGAGCCTGAAGTAGTTGTGACTGCCGTTGGCCGGGCCAAGGCGGCATTGATACAGGCTGGTTACTCCGAAGATGAAATCGCGGCGAAGACGGTTGTGAATAGACGTGAGCACTGCGAACTTTAACCCCTCCCTCCTGAAGTAGATTATGAGTCTAAGCATGAATCTCAAGCGATTCGCAAACGTGGTGGAGCACGCCGGTAGTGGACTGAAAATGCCGGAAGACGCAGCGCGGACCATTGAAGGTCTGTCCAAGAACCTTCCTGCCGAATGCAGTTACCGCCGCCGCAGCATGACACCCGACGAATTCTCGCTTTCCGCCGGGGAGCGGTCGGACCTGAGCATCATCTCTACATGGTCTCCCGATCGCGACAGGGAAGTGGTTCTCTCAAAAGGACTCGACCGCAATGGGTACAACGGAGTGGTGCCATTCGCGCATCGCTACAACGAATTGCCGGTTGGCAAATGCGTCCGCATGGACCCGGTGCGCGATGGTGCTGCGATGCTGGCAAAGACGTTCTATCCTGAGAAGCCTGCCGATTGGGGGAATGCAACGTGGATGCCCAGCGCCGTGCTGCACCTGATGCAAAATGGTGTCTGTACTGGAAAGAGTGTTGGATTCCTCCCGCTGGAAATCCGCGCCGCCACTCCGCAGGAAAAGTCGGCACATCCCGATTGGGAAGATTGTCCGATCATCGCGCGGGCGGCACTCATTGAATACAGTGTCGTGCCCGTCCCGTGTCAAGCCGAGGCCGAGATGATGGCCGTGTCCAAGGCGTTCACCGCTGGCGTTATCGACAAGAGCGTGGCCGACTTCCTAACCGAGTCACTCGCCCCTAAAGCGATCATCGAACCACCGCCGACCTGCTACAAGTGCAAGGGCGCAATGGCCTCCACAAAACCAGAGTGCTTCCGCTGCGAGAAGTGCGGCATCGAATACTCCACCAAATCAGAAACTCCCATCGTGGTTGACGATAAAACCATGACCGACACCAACACCGCCCTCCAAACCGATGAAGACGATATGCCGAACTGCCCCACCTGCAATAGCTCCGCCAACGTCAGCAAGAAGGGTGACGGCGGAATCTACACCTGCTCGACGTGCGGGAACGATTTCACGCCCGAGACCGACCCTGATATGACCAAATCGGTTAAGGCGATGAAGCTCAACGGGCCGTGCATCTCGACCGCCAAGCGGCTGATCGCCGAGGGCAACGTCGATCACGGAGAATGGGTCGCGCCGGTCGGAAGCGAGCGTAAGCCGGAAGAATGCCTTCTGGTCGATCTCGACGCCCCTGCCGCCGCCCAATGCAAGTATCCCATCATCAAGGGTGGCCAACTGTATTCCCGCGCCGTGAGTAACGCCGCCGCCCGTGCCGAGCAAAACGGTGAAGCCGATGTCGCCGCCACGGCAAAGAACCTGTCTGACCTAATCGAGAAGCACGCCGGAAAGAGCCTGCTGAATGAGCCGTTCCGAAGCCCCGAATCCATCGTGAAATCCATCGAACTGCATCGCGCCGCCAATGAGAAACAGGCCCGCGAAGATGCCGAGCAGGCGATGGCAGATGTATTAACGCTTGCAAGGGGATCGTAACCAGTCTATACTTACGTCAAGCACTTATCGCGCTGCCAAGCGTGCTAGGGCGTACCTCCTGGAGATATTAGCTGTTTCAAGCTTGCTTGAACGGTGGAGATATCAGGGAACCGGGCGTCTGGAAGCCGACAACAGCCACAACATACCGGCACCACAAATCACGCCGGATGAAACGCCTCCCCCAAGAAGAAATTAATGTTTGTCGAATTCCTCGTGGCCGCTAAAGGCCACAAAATCGGCGACACCGTCGAATACGAAGACGTTGTTGCCAAGGGTCTGATTGAATTGGACCTGGTGAAAGAGGGCAAGAAGCCCGCTGTAGTCGAAAGCGCCGCCGCCGCCGCCGCGACAGGGCTTCAAACCGCGATGGTCAAGGCCGTCTCTGATGGCTTTGCCGAAATGGCCAAGAAGTTCGTCGCTCAGCCCGCCGTTAATCGCGGTGGGTTGGAGATCGCGGACAACGCGGACATTCAGGTGGAGAACCTGGTCGTTCACGGACGGCTCAAGAACTTCCCGAATGATGCGGCCGGACTCCGTGAGGCTTATCGATTCGGCATTTACTGCCTGGGCGTTTATCACAACGACCCGCGATCGGGCGTCGATTCGAAAGAGAGGTCCAGCTTTGCCGTTCAGCGGTGCAAGCAATACGGAATCCCCCTTACGTGGAAAGAGTGGGAGGACACCAAGCGCGTCGTCAAGACGCTGACTGATACCAACAACACGTCTGCGGGATTCTTGGTTCCCGAGGAATTCCAGAACAGCATGATCCTGCTCCGCGAGAAGTACGGAGTATTTCGCCAGAACGCCCAGGTCGTTCCGATGGCCGGCGATCAAAAACTGATCCCTCGCCAGCGCGGCGCGGCACAAGCCTACTTCGTCGGCGAAGGTGCTGCTGGCACCGCCACAGATCCCACTTTTGACCTCGTGAAGCTCGGCACGAAAAAGCTGATGACGCTGACTTATTTCAGCACCGAGATCGGCGAGGATGCGGTCATTAGTATTGGCGACAAGCTGGCTGGAGACATCGCCTACGCCTTCGCCAATAGGGAAGACCAATGCGGCTTCCTTGGCGACGCCACGAGCACCTACGGCGGTATTCTCGGACTTAGCCAATCCCTCAAAAACATCTCCGCCACTCCGACCTCGACCATCGCGGACGTGCTGGGAATCTACCAGACTTCGCACAACTCCTACGCGACGATCACACTGGCCGACTTCAACCAGGTTGTCGGTCTGCTCCCTGAGTTCGCGGATACGCCCAACGCGAAATGGTACATGCACCGGACGGTATGGGGTTCCGTCGCGCAACGATTGGCTACTGCCGCCGGCGGGAACCCGGTCTCGGCCATCCAAGATGGCGCACGCGAGAAGATGTTCCTCGGTTACCCCGTCATCATCTCGCAGGTGATGCCGAAGACCTATGCCGCGAATCAAATTGTCGCCTACCTAGGAGATCTTTCCGAGGCTGCGATGATCGGCGACCGTCGCCACACGACGATTGCGCTGAGCGATCAGTACCTGTTCAATCAGGATGTAATCGCTGTTCGCGGAACTGAGCGATTTGACATCAATGTGCATGACGTTGGCGAGATGACAACCGGCACCCCCAAAGATGCAGCGATGGGATTGACGGCAGGGCCGATGGTTGCCCTCATGCTCACCTAATGACGGCTGGATGTGGAAAAGTGTCCCGATGTATGGGATGCGATTAAAATGAAAACGCCTCTCTAAAGAGAAAAAAGTGATTAATGACCAATCTGTAAAAGTTTACCCCATCCTCATCACGGCGCTGACCAATGCCGCGACGGGAACGTTCGGGACTTTTGATTGTTCCGGGCACCAATATGCCCGGATTGACCTCACGCTAAGCGCGACCAACGCCGTAAGTAACGTACCCACAACGGCGAAAATTCAGGAGTGCGATACGACTGTATCCACTTCGTTCGCGGATGTTTCTGGTGGTTCGATGACCAGTGCATTCACCAATGGCCTCACCACCACCACCCTGACTGACGTTCTAACTTGGTGCGTGGACCTTCGCCCGCGCAAAAGATATTTGCGCGTCCTATGCGCGGTTTTAACGTCACAAACCGTTGCCGGAATCGTCACTCTTTCGCGCTCCGGCCAAGCGGAAATAAGCACTGCCGCCGCCAATAACGTTTCCGCGATGTTGGTTCTGTAAACTTAAAACCTTAACCCTTCTCGGCCATCCTTAACGGGGTGGCTGAGATTTTCCCGTCAAAACGCAAAACAGCATGACCGAGCTATGCGGCTCGTGTGCTTCGTTGCATCTTCGACCTTCCCACTCCAGTTCAATGCCACCCTTTATCCAGGAGGATTCCTTGGACGGCTCAACCATGATTTCCGACCCCGCTACCGCCTTAAAACCGATCGATTTGACCCCGAACGATCTACCCGTCCCTGACTTCGGCGGACGGTTCTTCAACGTCAAGCCCGACTCGTGGGCCGAGCACGCGCGGAACATCTACAGCCAAAACGGGGAAGATGGCATCGTTGCTGAAATCTTCCGTCGCATCGGCACCACGAATAAGTTCTGCTTTGAAGCTGGCGCTGCGGACGGTCGATGGATGAGCAACACCCGCAAACTGATTGATGAAGGGTGGTCTGCCGTGCTGGTGGAGTCGGATCCTGATCGACTTGAAGATTTGCGGAAGCTCGAAAGCGATAAAGTGACCATCGCTCACCGGCACATCACCGACGAAGGACCGGACTCGATCGACAACGTGTTGAAGGAGAGTGGCTGCCCCGACGATCCTGATCTTGGGGTCATCGACGTGGACGGGCAGGATTACTACATCTTCAACTCGCTGATTCGCGTGCGCCCGCGAGTGCTGATCGTGGAGTTCGCCCCCGAAGCGGCCCCCAATTACATCCCCGAGCGTGGTGGCCCTGGTCAAGCTGGCTGGGAGGCGATGTATGTGCTGGGTAAGTCCAAGGGATATCACGCGGTTGCCTACACCCGGTTCAACTTCATCTTCGTGCGGTTTGAAGATTACGCCGCTGCCGTGGCCGCAACAGACATCACGCTCAAGTTGAACCTCGGTGGTGGCACTGGACCCGAACTGCCAGGGTATGAAGTGGTGGACCGCAAGAACGGCAGCGAAGTCTATCCACTGAGTTATCCCAATGGGTGCGCTGATGAGGTTCGTGCCTCACACGTTCTCGAACACCTGCCCCACAACACGACGCTCGCCGCGGTCGAGGATTGGGTGCGCGTGCTCAAGCCGGGCGGCAAGCTCAAGATCGCGGTCCCTGATCTAAACTTCATCATCGGCCACCTTCAGGCCGGCAACCGCGAACTGCCCCTCGAAGGCTATTTGATGGGCGGGCAAACCGATGAAAATGACTTCCATCATGCCGTATTCACTGAAAACAAGCTCCGCAACATCATGTACGGGCTGGGACTCCGAAGAATCCGAAGGTGGGACAGTGAGATACAGGACTGTGCTTCTCTGCCCGTCTCCCTGAACCTCGAAGGAACCAAGCCCGCGAACGTCACCGTCAAAGGTGTCGAGGCGATGATGTCTGTTCCGCGGTATGGTGCCACTGCCGCGTTTGAATGTATCGGACAGTCTCTACGCTCGGCTGGGAACATCCCGCTCCGCGTGGCTTATGGTGCTTATTGGGATGAAGCACTGACAAGCGCCATTTTGCAAACGCTTGCTGAAGGCAAAGCGGAGTGGATTCTATTTATCGACTTCGATTCGGTGTTCTGCGCCGACGATGTGAAGGAACTGTACCGGCTCGCGACAACGACTCCCGGCCTCGATGCGGTGTGCCCTGTGCAAATGGGCCGCTCATTCAACAAAGCCTTGATCGTGATGAAGCCCGACGAAAACGGGAAGTACAGCGATAAGGTGGCGGCGGATTTGTTCGATCAGGATCTCATGGAGATCCAAAGCGGGCATTTCGGCTGTACACTGGTTCGCGCCGACGCTATCCGCAAAATGAGTAAGCCGTGGTTCATCGCTAAGCCGAGCGATGAGGGCGCGTGGGCCGGGGAAGGTTATATATCGGCAGACGTGGCGTTTTGGCGCAAGTTTACGGCTGAGGGGTTCAAGCTTTTCAGCGCGAATCAGGTGCCAATTGGTCATTTGCAAGAGCAACTTTTGTGGGCCGATCGTAATTTGGGGTGTGTGACGCAGGAAATTTCCGACTATCGAAAGTCCGGCGCGCCGCCCGAAACGTGGAGATAATTCAAATGGCAGACCTTATTGATTGCGCATATGCCGCAGATGCCGAAGTGGAAGCGGCCATGATTAAAGTTGACGAAGCAAACCGGGCGTTGAAAGAAAAAAAGGAACACGCGGATTCTTTATGGAAAGAGATTCGGAAGTCGTATCCGCAAAGCGGAATCGTTGTTGGAGTCGTGGTATGACCCGCCGCCAAGCCCTCCGCTCCCTCATCTCCGCCGTAGCCGCGTGCGTGGTCGCGCCATTCGCCAAGGCGCCGCATCTATCTCAACGATCTCAGAGCAAGTGACCCACGAGTGCGCTGCCAGATACATTGGACCGTTGGAAGCCGCATCTATCTCAACGATCTCAGAGCAAGTGACCCGCCGCCCTCGCAACCCATGTCGGCATCAACAGAAGCATAACGGTTTGCGCGAGGTGAGGCTTTCAATCGTATCACGAGTGCCTCATGAAGTAGAAAAACAGACATAATCAATTATGGGTTCAACGCTTCGCGAGGTGATCGGCGTTCATCCACCACGTCGCCGCTCGCAGTCAGGTTGTCAAAGAGCGATAGATTCGGGAGTCCCGTTCCGGTGTTGCCACCGATGAGCCCGAGCACTGTTTGGGACGTTCCGGCACTCCCTTTCGCGGCCTGCACGAAAGGTCAACTGCCGCTGGGCCTTGCGGAGGCCCTCAACCCTTGCGGGTGGTCTGACCCCTTCGGGTCAAAGTTCGATCATCATCCACGGCGCAGTTCGGATAGCAACTGCTCAAGTTCGCCAATGGAGAGGAAAAGTTTTTTCCCGGCCAGTTCGATCCAGACGCCGCCGGATCGCCGGTCGATCTTGATATTCTTCCGTTTCATGGGTCTTGGGGCCGACGCCGGGCGACCCTCGGCCCATGCAACCTGCGGTTCGAAGGCGCGATCGCCAAGAGGCCCGAATACCTGGTCAACGTGCATGGCAGTCAGATCGGGAAGTGCAATCCATCGACTGGTAAACGAGTCGCGGTCTAAACGAACTGCAACCTCAACCATTCCCTTATCAATGATCTCGGCCTGCCTCTCCACCGGAAGAACCTTGAACTTGTTCAGTAACAATTTTCCAGTGGTGTACCCTTGGAATCGATGGAATGCCTCGGGAATGATCTTGCCGTTCGCCACCAGCATCAGGGTTCTGAATTTCTCGGGATACTTTTCGCGGACGTACTTGGGTTCTTCCCCGTGTTTGAGCATCTCCACCAAAAGAGCGGCGGAACGGCACACAATTTCAACCGACCAGCCCATCAGCCGATCCCATTCGGCGTGTCGCTCATCGGGCGTCATGGCCGCGTACTGTTTGGCGTACCCGCTCAAATACGAAGGGCACATTGCTGGAGTCGCCTTTACTTTAATTGCCTGTGATACCATTGCTCTGCTCCTTATTGATTTCTTCAAGGGCCGCGAACATCGCGAGCCACTGTTCGAGATTCTTGGCGGTTTCAAATTCCTTCTTTCTGGCATCGGACGTTTTCAGGCTGATCCCGCGTTCGCTCAACTTGTATTCGAGCGTAGACCAGAACTTGAACCACGGGAAAGACGACACCCACGAACCGTCGTTATCGTCATAGACGACTTCCGAAGCGCGCAGTCGCAACGCCAGTTCGGCAACTTGAGTGCTTTTTTGGTGAATGAACGAGTCGATTCGGCGGAATTGGCGGTCGCAGATTCGCTCGCGGGCGGATGCCAGAGAAGGTTCGATGCCAACGCGACGTTCAACCTTCTGATCGTCGGACATTCGTTGCAGTCTGCGGCGGTGAGCCGCAACCCATTTGCGAACATGATCCTCATGCGACCATCGCTCATTGGACGTTCGACCCATCATGCGGGCGCGGAGGAAGCTGGTTGGCCCGGTTCTGACAAGCAATGTGCCGGAAAGAACAAAAGCGTTATCTCGTTTCGGAAGCCAGCAGACAATCGTGGCAACAACGCGAGTGCCGTTCTTTTGTCCACCGCCGTCCCTGCCCGTGCCAGACGGCCTATGCGTCGAACCGCACTTGGCTTCTCCAATTCGCGACTCCACCTGAAGCGCCGAACCATCAATGATCTTGTCCATCGCCGAAAGTTGCCTTGCAAAGTGGGCGCGGTTGCCAAGTGGCAGTGTCCATCTGCGTTCGCCAAGCTTGAAACTGATGGCGACTCGTCCGTCAGCCATTTTGTCGAGGCTGCAAGATTGCGAAGAGAGTGGGAAAGGCTGCTCTCGATAGGTGGGGAGAGACGTAACGCCACGATAGATGTCGAACCGCTTGGCGTTGTAAAGTTCCTTTGTCTTCCGGTCGACTATCGACGCCGTTGTCCCCTTAAGGGTAGGAAACAGCGCTCCGATGGTGTGATAGAGCACGGTGCTGTCCGTGCATTTGCCGGGCCTGCCGAGAATCCTTGTGATGGCATCATTGATTTGCGACTGCGGCAATGGTCCAAGCCTCGCCTTGCCGTCAGTCACGACAGGAATCCGTACTGCATCGTCCGCCGCGTAAAGCTGGCATGTAACCCAATTCATCGCCTGGCCACACTGCCGCCAAGCAATGTGAAGGGATTTCCACAAGTCGCCCCACTCCCCATCAACGATTCCGCTGACCGGGATGGTGATAGCCGCAACCTTGAAATGGGTCTTCCAGCACTGGTCGCACCAGACCTTCTCTTGGAATCGACGCCACTTTCGAGGAATTGCAACCTCGCCGGTTTTCGTCTTTCGGCCACTCCCGATGTGCGAAGAGTCGATGTCGCAAACGAACGGAATGGGTTTTGATTTGGACTTCGACTTAGGTTCTTTGGCGGCAATCATGCTATCGCCTATCAACGCCGCTCCACACGAGTGTTGCTCGCCAGAAGGCGTCTCGGTGGAACGACGATGAATTGTGAATTAGTGAACTGACGAGCAACGCCATAATTATACGACTGTAGTAAAAACAATCAACACAAAAATCGTTGGCGCACCATATTGTTTATAAGTGCGCTCCCGATAAAGCATTAGGAGAAATAACTTGACAACTGTAAGATTCAAATGTCCGACCGATGGCAACTATGATGCCGGAAGTGTTCACGAATTTGACGAGAGCATCGCAATCCTTTACCTACAACGTGGAGTAGCCGAAATGCCAATGAGTGCCGCTATCCGACTGGCTTCCGAATTGAATGAAGCCGAAGTGATGAAAGACGTTCCCCGCGCCGCAGAAATCCGCGACGAACTGGCGACCCTGGCCAACGCGCACCTGAACGATGAGCAAAAGGTGCAACTGCACCGGGTGACGGCGGCGATCGGCGGGGAAACGGCACCGCAGTCGTTTGAAGAGCGGCGAACGGATAAGATGTTGCGGAACACGGATAAGAACGTGAAGACCAAAGCTGCCGTTTAACGCCTCTCCCTGAGTCTTAATGCCGCTTGCAAATCTAGTTGACGGGGCGAGAGCCGTTTCCATCAGCGCACTCGCCGCGCTGGACGAGCCGACGCTATCGGGATTGCTTGCCGCCGCGTCTGCGCAGGTGCGGCAGATTACAAATAGGGATTTATCCTTCCAGGCCATCAGCGAAAGATTCAACGGTGGCGATCATCGGATAAGTGACCCCATGCGATTGCGGGAATACCCCGTCCACCGAATCTCCCGGCTGGCAACCAACCCCGTCCGCGCGTTGCTTGTTCAGAACGACGGCTCAACCTGCCAACGGGCCACCGTGGAGACGTTGGAGGACGGGACGGGCGTTCAACTTCAGTACCAGATCAACGGAGCGGCACTGGCCACGCAATCGTTCCTGTACGCCACGTACGCCACCCTTGGCACCCTAGCGACGGCGATCACGGCGTTCGGGAACGGGTTCACCGCCTCGACCCCCACGAGCATCACCAATATCGACGTGACTAAGGTGGCGTCCGCCGACCTGTGGGCAATGCAGGGTGCTGTGACGTGCATCGGCGGCGGTGCTTACATGACCGTCTATGCTGAAGACATCTCACCGTACAACTTCGGACCCTACGGCAATGATGACGAATGCTTCGGGTATCAGGGTTACGGCTGGCGGGTGGGTGGGGACACGGGCGAGGTTTACGGGGGGATGCCGCGGGGCAACCTGAATATCCGGGTGGATTACACGGCTGGGTATCGGCAAATCCCTGATTCGATCCAACACGCCACTTTGCTCATCGCGAAGTTTTTGAACGATTCTGGCAAGGTCAACCACGTACTGAAAGAAGTTCGGCTAGGCCGAGCGTCACAAATCATGGCAGACTCGGTGACAATCCCGCCGGCGGCTTATTCGATCCTGCGGCAGTACACCGCGCACGACAAAGTCATTAGCCGGGGGTAGGCGTCAATGAAAGAACTAAACCAGCGGCTTGTTCGGCGCGTCCAAGATTATTGCATTTCCAGCAAGCAAGGACAGTGCGAATTTCGTTCCCCGAACATGGCTCGCGTCGCTTTGAATGGAGGCGACTTCGTAAATGGTCGATGGTCGCCGAATCGGCTTGGGGTCGCTTCCTGCTCACCTGGCCGACCAGTTGGGTTAGACGCCCGCACCAATGGCAATGTGGGTCAGCTTCCCAAAGTCGATCCAGCCGTCGATTTTTCTGAAGTCGTGCCCGAAGTCTCCGCTTTCGCCGGGATGACATAGGACAAGATTGTATCCGCTCAAAAAGGATTGCAAATGCGCCACGCCAAACTCCGCGTATCCTTCAAGCATCTGACCGAAGTGCTCGGGCTCCCCAAGGATGCACAGATCCATACCGTCCACCCTTACGACAATTGCCCTAGTGGGTCGGTGGACTTCTACGTAAGCGGTCCTGGATTCATGGATCGACCCATCGCCGATCCTGCTATTATCGACTGGCCGATCAAGGCAGGCGACCGACCGGAGGACTGGTAATGTGGGGAGCATTGATGGATCAATTGGTGACGATCAAGCGCAACACCGTCACGCAAGATGCGCTGGGCGGCAGGGTGTTTGTGCTGGCCGATGTGCTAACGAAGGTGCCCTGCGCCATTCAATCCGCCGGATCGACCGAAGAATATTACTGGCAGCGTCGCGGAATCGTCTGCGATGACGAAATACTGACCGAGAACGACCTCGATACGACGATTTCCGGCGGCCTCAAGGTCAATGACGTGATCGTGGATTCTTCCGGCATCCAACGCGCGGTAACGGGCAGTCGGCGGGATCTGAATCTCGCGATATCTCCCGACCCGATTTATCAGATTGCCACCGTGCGGGTTAAGCCCGCGACTTAAAACGCCTCTCTCTGACTAATTAATGGCTGACTATTTGTGGTCCTCAACGGTTTCAACCGATCCCACCCTTGGGGCAAATTGGACGAAGAGCGATGGCACGACCGGGACCGCGCCAACAACGGGCGACACCGCAACCATCGCGTCCATCCCCGGCGTCACCGTCGCGAGCATCGGCGCATCGGGCGGGATGGGCAATCCTCCCACCACGCTTACCAGCTCAGGCGCGGCTTCGGTAGGCGGCAATCTCGCGCAGAGCACGAATTACTTCTACAAGGTGACGACCCTCTACGCGACCGGGGAATCGGTTCCCTCCGCCGAGCTGTCCTACGCAACCCCAGCAAGCGGTACCGCAACGAATTTGATTGTGGTGAACTGGGTTGCTCCAGTGGTTCCTGGCGGGACGATTACCGGATACAAGATTTACCGCAGCACAACCACGGGCACAGAGCTTTACCTTGCTAGCGTTGGAGTGGTGCTGTCCTACACCGACAATAGTGCGACGGTGCCGACGGGACCGATGCCTGGCGCGGCAACGCTTACTTCGCTCACAATTTCGCAAACCTTCTCGGGTACGATTGGCACGGCGGGACTCGGCGGCTACTGGCAAGTCAATGCAACCACCGTCAACATCGGTGCGCCGGGTGCGGGTATTCCGGGAGTCGGAAGCGCGCAGGTGAAACTCGATAATTCCAGTATCCAAACGACCTGGAACGTCTTTAATAGCGGGCAAAGCACAACGGGCTACGAACCTGTGATGCTCAAGGGTTCGCACGCATCAAACGTCCTTAACGCGATGGGCGGCACGACGGGTATTGGCACCACGCAACCGGGCGAACTCACGTCGGCTGGCGGAACAATCACGGTGGCAACCATCAACGCCACCGGCAACGGCACGACGGTCAATGCAGGGTCAAGCGTAGTGCTGACAACGTTGAACGTCGCTTCCGGCGCGTCCATTCTGACCAACAGCGCCGCGACGACCTGCACGGTGTCTTCCGGCTCGACCGCCAACCTTAAAGGCTCTGGTGCGGTCACGACCATCAACAACACCGGCACCGTCTATCACAACATCCGCAACGGCGGCACGGGTTCGACCACGATCAATAACTTTCCAGGAGGGACGGTCGATTTTTCTGGCCAGCCAGCCGCCGTGACGATCGGGACGATGAATATTTATCCCGGCAGCACTTGCAAGAGAAACCCGGCTAATCCATCACATTTGACCATTACCACAAGGGCGCTCGTGGAGTGCGGTTTGGAAACATTTAGCTAGGAGCACAATGTCGAATGATTTTGCGAAGGTTCAGATTTTCAGCGATGGAACCGGAAAGAATTCGTCCGTAACCGACACGAGCACTGGCAAGGCGATTCCAGAAGCCTACGCCTTTGAAGTTCACGGATCGCGGATGTCCGCCGTCACGAAGGCAACCATCTTCTGTCATATGGCGGCATTGGAAGTCACGGCGGAGGCCGAAGTGATTGAAGTGCCACACGCCCTGTTTAAGCGGTTCGAAATTATAGCGGACAAATACAACTCGCCGGTCGTCACGGATGCACTGGCAGAGCTGCTAGGGATTAAATATGGCGGGTCGGCCTGATGCCGACGTTGAAACAATCAGCTAGGAGCCCGAAATGACTTGTACCCTACACAAGCGCGTCAAGATAAACGCGCTTCGCCTGATTGCTCGTCGGATTGGCGCATCTCCCTGGTGGCATTGGCTCGTGTGGAATCCCATTGTTCGTTACGGCGAGCGGATGGTGTATTCACACAACAATATTCAGGCGCGAATCATCCCGTCAATCAAGGGGAAGGACATCGACGCCAGCGGAATGATCTCTATTTGCGGATGGGGTGTCCTTTGGGGCACGGCAGTGTTTCGCAACGCTACCGGGCATATCAATTTTATGATGCCGCCGAAGGGCAGTTGCCGCGCGTTCGTTCCCGATTGGAAGTTTGGTCGCATCCGAATTGCCTACCACTCACTCCCCGAAAACTATTGATGAGCAGTTCTTGGCAAGGCGATGAATTCTTTGAAGAAGTCCGCGGGCAAATCCGCGCCAACATCGGGACGGCGGCGGAAGTGCTCAAGGCTGACATTCAAGAGAACATCGGGATTCAAGGCGTGCCTGAAGCCAGACGATCGTACCGTGGCGAGTTCCCGCGTATGGAAACTGGCGACCTTCAGCGAAGCATCCAAGTCTCAGGACCGACCGAAAGCAACGACACAATCACGGCGAAAGTTGGGTCTAACCTCCCATACGCGCAGGTTCTTGAAGAAGAAATGGACCGCTCATTTCTCGCACGAACGCTCCACGAGAACGAAGACAACTACGCCCAGATCATCATCGGCGGCGAAGAATAATATGCACAAGCAGATTGTCGATATCGACGGCATCGCCACGGCTCCCCTCAAGATCAACGTCGGCTCGGGCGGTCACGATCTCCCCGGCTACGTCTCGGTGGATCGAAAGACCGGCGGGGAAGCGTACCCCTTGACGCTGCCTGATGCGGTGCTGGATGCCGATGGGAATAAGTCGCCGGTGGCGAGTGACAGTGCCGAAGAAATCCGCGCCTCGCATGTTTTGGAACACTTCTCACACAGGCACACATTTACCGTGCTCGAAAATTGGGTCAACTGCCTCAAACCCAACGGCATCCTCAAGATCGCCGTACCCGACCTTGACCGCTGCATCGCCGCCCGCGCCGAAGGAATCCCCATCCCCTTCGAGCAATACCTCATGGGTGGTCACATTGACGACGATGACCAGCACGGCGCGTTGTTCGATGAGCACACCACGATCGACCTGATGCGACAGGCGGGGCTCCGCAACATCCGCCGATGGAAATCCGAAATGAAAGACTGTGCCTCATTGCCGATCAGCTTGAACCTTCAAGGTACTAAACGCGGTGCGGTGGATACGACTGGGACAATCGCCGTGATGTCAGTCCCGCGATTCGGACCCACGGAGACTTACCGATGCGTCATTGAAACGCTCCAGGCGATGAATATGCGGTTCGTCCAGATGGGCGGCGCGTTCTGGGACAAGGGGCTGACGCTGGCGTTCGAAGAAGCGTTGAAGATGGGGGCCAATCGCATCCTGACCATCGACTACGATTCCCTGTTTACCCACCACCACGTCGAAGAATTGATCTGGCTGCTCGACAACTTCGATTACGACGCGGTGTGTCCCGTGCAGGTGCAACGCGGCAAGAGTCGGATGCTGGTGAACCTGATGGGGCCGGATGGTGAAGCGATGGACAATCCGACCGTGGGGGATTTGGAAGGGGAAGTGGTTCCGTTGATGAGCGGGCATTTTGGATTGTCAGTTCTGAGCGGCGTAGCCATGCGAAAACTTCCGCATCCATGGTTTGTCCATCGCTTGGACGCGGACGGTCGCCACTCGGAAACATCAACCGATGCCGACATCGTTTTTTGGGAACACTTCCGAAAGAGCGGATTCAAGATCGGGATGGCGTCGCACGTCTCAATTGGACATGGTGAGTACGTCGGCGTGTTCGCAGACCAAGGATTCAGGCCGACGTTTCAGTATTTGTCGGACTGGAGAAACAGTGGTCCACCGGCAAACACGAGAAGGTAATCATTTCGGTACGAAATACGGCGGCGGTCCAAGGACGTTCAATCGAACCACCCGCTTACTTCCGCATCGGCAGGTATGAATTGCACTCGTGCCAAACTTCAGAAAATGGAGATCATCGTACAAGCCGGTATAGTACGTGTTGCACCTTCGGCAGTAGTTGTTGTCCATGCCGTCATTATAACCAGCAGGTCGCCGATGAATGCAAGAAGGTGATTTTATGGAAGTATCAGTAGAGCAAGTGTCGAGGTGGATCAATCGGCCACCGATCAGGCCTTCGATAGCAGACAACCTCGCAAGAATCGTGGTGGACGTGCGGACAGAGCAGCGAGGGAACGATGCAAGGTTATCCTTCTATTCACAGTGCAAAAACGTTATGGACTTGCAGCCATACAAAAACGACCGAGTTCTCAATCTTCTCTCAACCCTTGACCGCCTCCTTAAGCAATCTCGGGATATGCCATGACCCAACTCGATGTCGCTATTGCCGTTGTCCGATTGGTCCCATCAACCTAAAATTAGCGTGGCGATGTACGCCGCGCATCTTTCACCCCTCCCCACTGGAAGCTCTATGAGCACCAAGAACGAAGTCCTACAGCGTCGGTACGACAAGCTTACCCCATCCAACCGGGCGGCACTGGAATATGTCCGGGACAACCCCGGCGCCACGGATTATGAAGTCCGCGAAGCCCTGCGGTTGCAAAACATCACCGTCCATGACGATGTGGTCGAACGTGTCTCGGATGCCGTGGGTGGCATTCTGGCGAAGGACGGCAAGGGCTGGGAAGTCACCGATGACTTTGCGGCTTTCCTCGAATCACAGCCGAAGCCGGTTGTCGCGACTGTGGCTCCTGCACCTGGCTCGCTCCCAGCCGGAAGAATCCTGCACTCAGGTACGGCACGTGGTGGAACCTTGACCACCATTACCCTCGACACCGCGGCAAGCGGCAACACGTCGGATTATGCCGGTGCCGGGCTTGAACTGATTGGCGGTGTCGGTGCCGGTCAGAAAGCTGCGATCTCGTCATACGACCCCACGACGAAGATCATGACTATCGTTGACCAGTGGTCGGCAGTGCCCAACTCGACAACCGCGTTCAATGTGGTGTCTACCGCCCCGGCGGCCGAGTTTCCAAACCAGCCATTCCCCGCTCCGGTAACTGCGTTCCCCAACCCACCATTCCCCGGCTCGGTAACTGCGTTTCCGAATCCATCGTTTCCGGGCGAAGGAACGCCAGTGCGCCCTCTGGAACCGCCGGTTATCCTCAAGTCAGCCGACCTTCAACCGGCCAACAAGTAAGCCCCCCTCTTGTGGTAGGTCTTGACCCCCCTCGACACCGCAATCAACACCGCCTTCACCGGCAACGCCACGTTGACGACCGCCTTCCCCGGCGGCCTGTGGCCCGATCTCGCCGACGCCGAAGCGGCGATGCCGTATCTGGTCTACACGGTGCTTTCCGGGAGGTTGAACCAGATCGTCTACGGCAATAAGAAGCACGCCAAGGTCTATATCCGCTTCCAGGCCATTGGACCCGGGAAGGACGCCACGGCGGTACTGGCGGATACCTTCACCGGGATCTTCGATGACACGGTGCTGACGTTGAGCAATGGGCAAAACTACGCCTGCGATCGTCAGCAAGACCCCATCCCGTCGTTGTGGCAGCAGCGCACGGGGGGAGCGAAGGATATCTGGGCTTACACGGTGGAGTACCTGTATCAGACGAGAACTTAGATTTCATGCCCGGTTGTTGGTACAATCGGGTTTACACGCCTCTCCCTAAGTGAGTTTTTGTGTCTATTTTCCATGTAAAGGTCAGAAACAAACTGACCCAAGATGAGACGACGCTCCAAGTCTCCCGTCCCGGCATGACCGAGGATGAATTGAAGGAGTACATCCCAACGCTTCCTGGTGTTGGCGGCAGTGAGTCGTGCCTCGAATACGTGTCGCATGAAGTAGTTGGCGGCCCGTGGAAGCACTCTCCCCCTGTAACCAAATCTGCGCCAGACGCCGCTCCGATTAACGCCGCTCCGTAGAGTTTTCGTGATTCCCGGCCAACTCTCCGACCACGCTTTTACCTGGTACGCGGAGGTCAAAAATAAGACTTCCGGTAAGCCTCGCACTTACTACATGTGCGGCGCTGGCGTGACTCGGGAAACGGTGGCAGCTCACATCGCGCAGCACTTCCGAAATGTCGAGGTGCTGATGATCGACAGGTGTACCGCACAGCCAACGAAAATACTCACCGAAGTACCGTGCGACGACTACGAGTTCGGGATCAGGACGAAACTCGAAGCGTACATGGCCGAAGAGCAAGAGCGAAAAGAACGCGAGATCTGCCGCGGCATCAGGCCGATCAGACTTCGCCCCATCAGTCTAAAACCCCTCCCCGCTAGGTAATTGCAATGGCCGTAGCATCAATCATTCCATCCAAAGGCTCCGTGGCGTATGGAACGCTCGTCGCCGATTACGCCTCGTTCGACATCAATGGTGGACAGGCCGTGGACAACGTGACGCCGTACTCGGCGAGCAACGTCTGTTCTAAAAACGTTGGTTCCGGCTGTCCTTCTTTCGGATTTAACATCGGCGCGTTCGCGCTCGCCCACAGTTCCGGAACTCCGCCGAACCTTTCTAATACCAGCACGATTTTCTCGTCTGCTGGAGCTACAGCAACGCTACAGCTTGAAGGAACGGCCGTGGTCTACACTTTCACGGGAATCGTCGGCACGTTCCGAATCGGACACGCCCGCATGAGAGGGTACGTGCCTTTTGGTATCAGTATGGCGAATGCGGGAGAAGTGACAGAAGTTTGGGCCGTAGCCTAGATTACAATACCATTAAATGCAACTGATAGTTCTTTCTTTGAAAGGCTTTTCCCTCTATGTCCCACCTCTCCCTCTCCGGCGTCTCGTTCGCCAAACTCTCCGTCACCGACCGCAACAAACTCTTGCAGACGTTCAAAGAGAAGTCCCGCTCCGAGAAGGTCCGCAACGCCAAGGACGCTGGACTCGCCGCCGACCAGACCTGGGCGGAACTGGCGGTGTACGACACCCATCGGTGGGGCTACGGGCAGTTCTGCGCGATGCTCGAAACCTTCGACGGGCAGGAAGCGGTGTTACGTGCCGCCGCCGTCAAAGCCGAGCCGGGCGACGTGGACGCCCGTCTCAGTGAAATCACCGATGAGCACGAAGCCATCCTCAAGTTCTGTTGCGAACTCACCGGCGTTGCCTACGCCCCGCCAAAGCTCGTGCCACCCAACATGAAGCAAATCGGCGTGGTGGACGGGAAGCCCGTCTACATCGCGGAAGACGGTAAAGCACCTGAATCCGCCGATGAGAAGAAGCAACTCGCTTACGGACAGGAAGGTGGTGATGAGGCCCACCCTACGGAGCCGATGCCGAGGAAGGGGTACGGGACGTAGTCGATCCAGATTCTGAAGAAGCCGATCCATTCAAAAAATCCAATCGTTTCGCTCTGGAACACGAGTTTCAGATTGACGCTTACGAAATCCCTATGGACGAGTTCTTGGATAGACTAGAATGGCTTCGTGAATTGCGTGAAGATTCGGCGGTCGTTAATTCGTCTGACCCACTGGCTTTTCACATGCATAATGTTGAGAAGATGATGCGGAAGTATGAGCGCCGTAGATAAACAAATGCGAAAGCCAATCACTATCCACCGAATGGGTAGTTTGTTCCTGTACTAAGCAACAGCGGAATGCCGATGCGTTTCCGAAACTTGAAGCCGATTGGCAACGGCTCGTGCCGCCAAATTGATGGCGGCGTTGTGGTCGGCATGGGCCTCATGGCCGCACTGCCGACATTTGAAAGACGCTTGAGAAGTTCGGTTGCGTTTATCGCAGTGTCCGCAAGCGGAACAGGTCCGACTGGAATTGCGAGGGTCAACAGCTACGACGGGAATACCGAACAATTGGCCCTTGTAGGTGATAAAGGAACGGAGTTGATAGAACGCCCAGCCATTCATCTTCGATCGTTGTCGCTTGCGAAACCGTGTCCGGTCGCGGATGCCCTTGAGGTTCTCAAGAGCGATGCCGCGTCCGGTGTCTTTAGCCAAAGCAACGATGCGTTTGCTGATGACGTGGTTAACGTCTTTCCTGAAATTGGATTCTTTTCCACCAATTCGCTTCATGGCGCGGCGAGCATTCTTGCGAGTTCTCCGCTTATGGGAACTGTGCATCTTGCGCCCAAGGCCGCGATGGATTCGATGGTACTTAATGCGGACGGATTCAACGTTGTCCCCTGCGAATCGTTGCCCATCACTGGTTGCGGCAAGGTTGCTTACGCCCAAGTCAACGCCGATGAAATCAGTAACGGGAATCGGGGTCTTGTCGGGAACATCAATGGTGACAAGAAGGAACCATTTCCCGTCTTTTCGGAGAACCAAGTCGCTTTGGCCCTTGGCAAACCCAAAGCGATCTGCTTGATATTTACCCATCAAGAACGGAACTATGACCCGACCTTCCAGCGTCGATATGCTGACACGATCAACGCCCTTAAACCCAATATTCTTACCCATCGCAAACGGGACGGCGGCGTGCTTTCGAAAGCGAGGTCGCTTGGTTTTGTCGGGCTTGAATGCCTCGCATGCCCTCGCGATACACCTAATCGCGGTGTCGGCGGGAAGTCCAAACCGCTCGCGCAGTTCCCGGTAAACCAATTTCTGCAGCGCAAACTTATTAGGAAGTTGTCTTTCGAATGCAATGCCAGCTACCCACGAAGCCGCCGCATTAAATCTTTCCATCGTTTGCCGAAGCATCATGGATTGGTTCTTGTCGGGGAGCAACTGGATTTGCAGGGTGAGTGTGATACAAGAATTGTATTGGCCGATTCGCCCAATGCAAGGAAAAACCGGATAGGCGACGTTAAATTGATTGGTCGCCTAAAACAACAGCGGCACCTCTCTCAGAGTTGACCTTGGCTTTTGGACCTTCAGGAAGCGCGGGCGGGGGTGGTTCGGTAATCGCCTCGGCCAGCGTGGAAATTTTGGGCGACATTTCCGACCTTCTCGCCAAAGAGAAGGAAGCGAAGGAAATCGTCTCCCGAATTGGCCAGCTCACCGGCACCGTCAACCTTGGCGGTGGTGGTGGTTCTGTTGGCACCAACCCCAACACCGTCGCACCCAGCGGGAACCCCAACGTCGGCACGGTTGGCGGCAACCCCACTAACTCATTCAGTGGGTCTGGCGGCGCTGGTAGTTCGGGTTCCAACATGTCGGCTCCGAACAACTTTGGCGGGGGAGTTGGCGGATCCGGTGGGTTCGGTGGTGGCGGTGCAATTGAGCAAGCCGAGCAAGCTGCGGTACAGGCGAAAACCGAAGCCGCGATGGCGCGGGTGAATCAGCAAGTGGCGGCGAACGTGTCGCAAGCGACCGGCGGAGGGTTTAGTACACAACCTTTTTCCGGCTCCGTGTCCACTTTTCCGTATGATCCGAATGTATTACGCGGTGGGATTGGGCCTGGGTCGGTATATGGCCCTGAACCACATCCAGACCCGGCACACAGGGCGCAGGGAGGTCGGTATCGTAATCCAAGCCCAGCGGATTTCAGTCGGGATTTTGGTGACTATGGGCCAGTTGGCGGGATGGGGCTTTCTTCTCCTGGGTTTGGGATTGATCGGAGCGGCGACGTTCCTCCCATGTATGGTCCTGAGCCATTGTATGGTCCAGCGAATAGACCACGTTCTCGCATGAATGGGATGATGGAGGGCATGTCTGCTACGGAGATGGAGGCGTTTGCCAATAATCTTGGCGGTTTTGGAGCTGGCGACGGTGGCGAAGAGGATGGCGGTACGCGACGCGGCGGCGGTACGCGACGCGGAGGCTTTGGCGTGTTTGGTGCTATCTCTCGTGCCACGGGAGTTCCTTACGCCGGGGTGATTGCACTCGCCTACGGCGCTCACGTCGCGGGTCAGTTTTCGCACGCCGTCGAGTCATCCGCTTACACGGCCGGACATCCCGAACTAACGCAGAATCAATTGGGCCAAATGGGGAGCGGATTGGGGTTGATGGACAATCCCGACATCCGCGCGATCTCATCCCAATACGATCGGCTGTCTCAGGGAATTGCGATGCAAGGAGCCTTCAACTCAATCCCATTGGTATCCATGTTTGACGTTGGACCCGGCTCGACGTTCAACATGCAGCAGCAGCAGGCTCGATTGGGAGAGCAGGCGGCTGGTGTTGCTGCAACCGCAAAAATAAATCGGGAGGCGATGGGGATGAATGTTGCCATGTCGGGAGACGCTGGAGCAGATTATCGGCAGGGGAAGGTAGGGGAGATTACAGCGGCACAGGAACATGCTACAGCAGCACAAGGAAGGGCGGAAAGTGCCAAAGCCGCTTTGGGACCTCAGTTTGGCCAGCGTCTGTTTAGTGGCGATTACGAAAGCGATGCGGCGGCCCAGTCCGAAGCAAAGGCGACTTATATTCGATTGGCGAAAGAAGCTGGCGATGCCGCCATTGCTCTATCTGCCTTGACAAGTTCGGTTGATGCCGCTGCGCCAAGGATTCGCTCAGCCCAAGCGGCGCAAACTGGCGCTACGTTCATGGGCGCTCAAGCCACCAATATCCTTACGGGTCGTGGGTTCAACAGCATTCAACAGTCAATGGATATCAATAACGCCGCGTCACTCTCGGTTGCCCAAAACGCTTTCGACAACACCCCTCAGACAATCAGTTATGGTCCTGGCATTGACCTCCCCAACTTTGCTGGACTGGGCGCGGCATGGGC